TCACAAGCAATCACACAAGCTTCAGCAGCAACCACAATCGTAATCCCAGCAAACAGCCAAATCGTCGAAATGACTTTGTATGTAACCACTGCTTGGGACGGCGTAGCCTCAACCCTAGGTCTAGGTAACACAGCATTAGCAACTGCATACACTGCAGCTAACGCAGTAGCCGGTGGCACCGTAGGTATTGTTTCAGTAACCCCAGGCACAGATGCAACTCGCACATTGGCTTTTGTTGATGTAGGTACTACAGACGTTAAAATCGTAGTTACTTCAACTAACACTGGCGCTGGCGAAGGCTACTTAACAGTTCGTTACGTACAAGCTAACAACTTAGTTGCTTAATTAATCTAGGGGGTTCGCCCCCGCTTAACTTTTTGGAGATTAATTATGGGTATGCAATATGACGTAAAGTCAGAACATATGACAACTGCTGGAGTAGCGTATCCAGCTAGAACTCGTCTTAAAGGGGCAGTAGTATCCCCTAATACTTCGGCAACTAAAAATGCTATTTTTGCCAATAATGTGGCTCAAAATGGAACATATAACATTCCAGGAAGTACTGTTTGTACAATAACAATTACTAATCACGGGCTTGCCAATGGCGCGCGTGTTTGGGCTGACTTTACAAGCGGCACTGCTGTAGATAACGTTTATGTTGTTGCTAATGCTTCTGCTAATACTTTTACTGTAACAACTGCTTCGCTAACTACTAGCGGAAACGTAAGTGTTTATAGTGACGTGCTAATGGAAGTTGATTGTTTTAACGCTACGGCGTTTAACGTTCTTATTCCTGGCGAAGGCATCCTAGCAAACGACGGTATTTATGTTGGCGTTCCAGCAAACGTAACAGCTACGGTGTTCTATGGCTAAGTCGCCCGCTTGGACTCGCAAAGAAGGTAAGTCCGAATCCGGAGGCTTAAACGCCAAAGGACGGGCTTCTTACAATGCAGCTAACCCTGGAAAACCGGGGCTAAAGGCACCTCAACCAGAGGGCGGCTCACGCCGTGATTCTTTCTGTGCCCGTATGAAGGGTATGAAGAAAAAGCTAACCAGCGCTAAAACCGCTAACGACCCAGATTCACGCATTAATAAGTCTTTACGGGCTTGGAACTGCAGAGAAGGTGGGGCTGTTCGTGGCGGTGGCTGTGAAGTACGCGGCAAGACTAAAGGGAAGATGGTGTAATGGAGCACTTTTTAACTATTATCATAGCTGCTTGGTCTGGCCTTTTAACTGTATTTTTATCCGTATTAGGGTATATCGTGAACGAAAAGTTTAGCAAGATTAAAGATTTAGACGATAAGCTTAATACAACAAGAGTGGAGGTAGCGCGTGAGCACATTACTCGTGAAGAAGTTACAAGAATTACGGATCACATTGATGCAAGGTTTAACCGCCTTGAAAGCAAAATTGACCAACTTATTCAAAGCAAAATAGCAAATGCCTAGCGTAAGTAAGAAGCAACACAATTTCATGGCGGCCATAGCTAAAAACCCTGGTTTCGCCAAAAAAGTAGGTATCCCTCGCTCCGTTGGTGAGGAATTTTTAACTGCCGATAAAGGCAAAACTTTTAAAGAAGGTGGAACCATGAAAAAACCAAATCCGTTTATGGAAATGATTGCAAAGAAAAAAGCTGCTGCTGCCGGTAAGAAGCCAGCTAAACCAGGTGCAATGCCTATGAAAAAAGGCGGCGTAGCTAAAAAGAAAAGTGGAAAGGCTTGCTAATATGAAAAAAGATATGAAAATGGTTGCCGAAAAGGCAGTTAAAGGTCATGAGAAGCGTATGCACAAAATGGCTAAAGGCGGCGTAACCCGTGCTGATGGCTGCGTAACTAAAGGCCATACCAAGGGCAAGATGATTACGATGAACAAAGGCGGAGCCTGCTAATCATGGCTGAAAAATACAGCAAAGAAAAAGAAAAAAATTACCCTATGTCTACTAAAGTAGCCAAAATGGGTGATGCGGCGGTTGAAGATATGTTGGACGTAAAGTTTGATACGGCACACAACGCTAGAGAAAGTGTTGGTAAAGCTGCTAAGGGTTTAGGACGTTATGGGCTAGCCGCTGGTATGTATGCTCCTGCAATAGCTGCGGATGTGGGAAGCCGTATTAAAGACAAGGTTATGGGCACTAAACAGCAGAACGAAGAAGCTACAGAACGTATGCGTAAGATGGATGAAAAGAATCCAGATTCTGCTCAGGCTAAAACCAACAAAGCACTTGGCATGAAAAAGGGCGGGATGATTAAGTCTTCCGCTTCCAAGCGTGCTGATGGCTGCGCTATTAAGGGTAAAACCCGAGGAAGAATGGTATGAGACCGAGTCGCGGCATGGGGGCGGTAATGCCTAGCAAAATGCCAAAAGGTGTAAAAAAGGCACGTCGTGATAACACCGATTTCACCCAGTATAAAGAGGGTGGTAAGGTCAATGCGGCGGGTAACTACACCAAACCAGAGATGCGTAAACGCATTGTTTCTCAGGTTAAGGCGGCTGCAACCCACGGTACTGGCGCAGGTCAGTGGTCGGCTCGTAAAGCACAACTCGTTGCCAAGAAGTACAAGGCAGCCGGTGGTGGGTATAAATAATGTTTAATTGGCTTTGGAGGTTACTCGGTGGCACTAGCGAAATCACAACGCAGCCTCAAAGCGTGGGGCAAGCAGGACTGGACAACCAAGTCAGGAAAACCGTCGTCCGAAACAGGCGAAAGGTACCTGCCAAAAAAAGCAATCCAGTCGCTAAGCCCGCAGGAGTACGCCGCAACAACACGAGCAAAACGAGCGGGAAAAGCACAGGGAAAGCAGTTCGTGCCCCAGCCAGCAAAAGTAAAAGCAAAAGTAAAGCCGTTTCGAAAGGTTAAGTAAAAGATGACCGTAGTCGCTAACGCCACATTTAACCTCGATCTCACTGAGATTGTTGAAGAAGCTTTTGAGCGCTGTGGCTCAGAGCTGCGTTCGGGCTATGATTTAAAGACTGCGCGTCGCTCCCTCAACCTACTGTTTGCGGATTGGGCTAACCGTGGTATTAACTTATGGACGGTTGAGCAGGGGCAGATTCCGCTGGTTCAGGGCGTTAATACGTACGACCTGCCGCTAGATACCGTTGACTTACTTGAGCACGTTATCCGTACAAACCCCGGTGTTCAGAACACGCAGGCGGATTTATCGATTACTAGGATTTCGGTCTCCACATACGCGACAATCCCTAACAAGTTACAGCAAGCTCGGCCGATCCAAGTGTGGATAAACCGTCAGTCTGGCGCAACATACGCAGGTACAAGCTCTTCTACGCCCCCTGCAGGCGTTGATGCACCCAAGATAGTAGTGTGGCCTACCCCTGACCAAGGAGGCGTTGGCGACCCTTATTACACGTTTGTGTACTGGCGTTTGCGCAGAATCCACGACAGCGGCAACGGCGTTAATACGATGGACATACCGTTCCGGTTTTTGCCTTGCATGATTGCAGGGCTTGCATATTATTTAGCGATTAAGATTCCGGGCTCGGACGGCCGTCTGGGAGTTTTAAAAGCACAGTACGACGAAGCATGGCAGCTAGCGGCAGATGAGGACCGAGAAAAAGCGGCGATCCGCTTTGTGCCACGTCGTATGTATATTACGTAGGGGTAGGTAGTGCCAAATAGATTTGCATCCGGCAAAATAGCAATTTCGCAGTGCGACAGATGCGGGCAGCGATATAAGCTTAAAGAACTGCGGATTGAGATTGTTAAGACTAAACCTTACCAGCTATATGTTTGTAAGGCGTGTTGGGATCCAGATCAGCCGCAGTTGCAGTTGGGTATGTATCCAGTAGACGATCCGCAGGCATTGCGCAATCCACGACCGGATAACACGTATTATCAGGCTGGTTTAAACGGCTTGCAGGTAGACCCTAATGGGGGAAGTACAGAAGACGGTTTTGGAAGCCCAACAATGGGTAGTAGGATTTTTCAGTGGGGGTGGAATCCGGTCGGGGGCAGTAGAGGGCCAGATGCAGGATTAACACCAAATGACTTGGTACAACAAGTAATTGTTGGTACAGTAACGGTAACGATAACATAGGAGCAGAACATGTTTAAATCAGGCGCAGACGGTATTACTAAACAAGGTAAAACCAAAGGCAAGAATCTTGGCGACACAGGCCCATCAGTAGGCATTCAGAAGGGTGCTGGCGGCAAATCAAGCGGCGGCGGTAAAACCAACGAACAAATGCTTAAGCTAGGTCGTGGTATGGCTAAAGTAGCTAATCAAGGCGCACTACGTAAAAGCGCAGGAAGAGGTCGTTAATTATGCCTAAATACTCAATGAAACGTGACGGTAAAGAAGTTGGTCCTGCCTCAGTTTATGCAGAGCCACACACCATGTCGGGTAAAAAAGTAACGGTTGCTGGCGCCATTAAAGATGAGTCTGGCGCTAAAGTTATGGATGAGCTTGACATTTCTGTCGGCAAAATCAGTAAAAATTTAGGTAAGCCAACCAAAACTTCAGGCATTAAGATTCGTGGTACTGGCGCAGCGACCAAGGGTGTTATGGCTAGAGGTCCAATGGCATAATGAACTACGCCGATTTAACGCAAGCGATTCTTGACTATACCGAGTCTTATGAACAGACTTTTATAGACAATGTGCCGCTGTTTGTACAGCAATGTGAGGAGCGGGTTTATAACGCCGTTCAGATACCTGCTATTCGTAAGAATCAAACGGGTAACTTTACTCAAAGCGACAAGTACCTTGCGTTACCTTCAGACTATCTAGCGTCCTTTTCGATGGCGGTTATTCTAGCTGATGGTAGTCAAGAGTTCTTAATCGACAAGGATGTTAACTTTATTCGTCAGGCGTACCCAAGCCCTACAGATGAAGGCACCCCACGTTACTATGCCCAGTTTGAGCCATATACATACATTATTGGTCCTACTCCAGATGACAACTACGATGTAGAGCTGCATTATTACTATTACCCAGAGTCAATTGTTACTGCTGGCACTTCATGGTTGGGCGATAATTTTGAAACTGTTTTACTGTATGGCTCGCTGCGTGAAGCCGTGATCTTCCAAAAGGGAGAACAAGACATGGTTACGTATTACGAGCAAAAGTATCAAGAATCCTTAGCGTTACTCAGAGAATTGGGTGATGGTAAAGATAGACGTAGCGCATACCGTGACGGACAACTTAAGTTGCCTGTACCTGGACCCGTTAGATAATTTTTTAGGAGCAAAAAATGGCAATTACCCAAGCAATGGCAACAAGTTTTAAAGTTCAAATCTTGAATGGTCAGCACAACTTTACAGCAAACACATTTAAATTAGCACTGTATACCAGCTCAGCTACGATAAATGAAAATACTACTGTGTATTCTGCAACAAACGAAGTAGCTTCTGCTGGCAACTACTCAGCTGGTGGTAACACATTGACTGTAAGCGTAACCCCAACCAACACTGGAAACGTAGCGTTTATTTCGTTTTCAAACACCTCTTGGGCTAATGCAACAATTACCGCAAACGGTGCTTTGATTTACAACGCTAACTTGGCAAATGCGGCGGTTGCTGTATTGGCATTTGGCGGCGATAAAACTTCAACCAACGGAACCTTTGCAGTTAACTTCCCAACGGCAGACGCAAGCAACGCAATTATTCGTTTGACAGCTACGTAATTGGGAGAGCCGTATGGCTTTGATTCTAAAAGATAGGGTTAAAGAAACTAGCTCTAGCTCTGGCACGGGTAATATTACTCTAGGTGG